TCACGGATTTGTTACATTAGCACCAAACACTGTATTTGGTTACAAGATGGATCGTTATTACAGTCCTAGCACAGAATGTGGTGTAGCATGGAATGATCCTACATTGAACATTGATTGGGCAATTAAAGAAGACTTAATAATAAGCGTAAGAGATCAAAATAACGCATCATGGGAAAACGCGGTAAAATTCTAATTACAGGTGCTCATGGGTTTGTCGGGGGAATAATTGCTAAAAATCTTCCTTACGATCTGTTGACTCCTCCTAGAAGTGAATTAGATCTTTCTTCTAAAGAACAGGTAGACCAATATTTTTTAGAGCATGATATTGACACGGTTATACATTGTGCATTGACAGGTAGAGAAGTTCTATTCAGCACAGATCCCGAATATACAGTAGATAGTCTGTGGATGTTTAGAAATTTATGGAATAACAAACACCGGTTTAAAAAATTAATCAACCTCGGAACCGCCTACGAATTTGATCTAACTAAGGACAACACCTTAGTTAAAGAATCTGATATGCTAATGCATCTTCCAAATACGAGTTACGGTTACGCTAAAAATATAATAACTCGAATAGTCAAAAATACTGATGAGTTTTATAACCTAAGGCTGTTTGGAGTATTCCATCCAGAAGAAGCAAATAATAGATTTTTTAAAAAATTATTAATTAACAGAGAAATTACTATCTCTAACGACATTTATCTCGATTATATCTACCTTGAAGATATTATTAAATTCATTGTACCTATCATCGAACATCGTCTATTTTGGAAAGATCTTAATCTAGTACACACCAATAAATTTAAACTCAGTGATCTTGCTAGGCTTTTCTGCAAAGTACAAGGAATAAATCCCGACACGGTCAAAGTTATAGGAGTCGGAAATAACAATTTAACTGGAGATAGCTCCTATATACAAACCTGCGGAATAATGCTCACACCATTTGACGAAGCATTTAGTCTATATAAGATCTAAAATAAGCTCTATTTTTTCTTTAATCAATTTACTGTTAAGGCTTGACTTAACACCTTGATGTAACGGTTTTGGAAAACAGTTATAATCACACCAGGCATACGCCGAATGTTCTTCGTTTAGTGCTGGAATAAATTCGTGATCAACTAACAAGACATAGGTGTTGTAGTGAAATTGTTGATCCTTGCTAGAATATTGTTCTAAAGGAATCATTTTTTTAACAGGCGGAACTTTTCCTAACTCTTCAGAAATTTCTCTAGTTAGTGTGTCGTAGGGCGTATTATCTATAGGTTCTTTTTTGCCGCCAACAAACCCCCAGGTGTTCGCTGTTTTTCCCTGGGTCCTTAAAAGAAACAAAAATCTTTTAGTATCTTTAGATAAGAATAATCCGCCACTACATGTTATCATAAAACTAAACGCCACGCACCAGGATCATATATACCTTCAAAGCTCTTCGACCACTGCCAGCCATTCTCCGAAGAGCTCCATTTGTATTGAATTCCTGTGTATGAATTAGTTATGTATGTAACAGTTCTAGTCTCTGAACTATTGAAAACAACAGTCCAGTATGATCCAGTCCACTCTATAATATCATTAGCGTTTGCTCTTAAATCGTTGCCGTTTTGATCAAACCATGCACTTGGTCCGGTATGTTCACTGTGCTCAACACCACCAACATCAGGGTTAATATCTTCAAGTATTAAGTATCTGCTACCAGTAACTTTATTAGCAGGTGCAGTTTTTTGAGGGTCAATGATAGCATCAATAGTGCCCCTGCCGTTTATACTAGTATTTGATGCTAGTGTATCGCTATCAAAATTTAAACTCATAGAAGTATCGTCAGTTGGATTCATGCTAATGTATGCCACAATCTCATGACCGTCTTCTTTCATTAACCGAATCTGGCTTATGCCTGCTCTAAATCCTCCCGGATAGAGATCAAGAATACTGTACCAGTTAACTCTGCCCTGTATGTCTTTTATAGAAGTTACAGAAACTTCAGACGGTCCTCTTACCGGAACAAGGCTCGCTGTGTTGTTTAGTACAACTAATCCATAGTTGCCCGGAGTAACCACTGTTTTTCCTAGCATAACTTGACCAGTAAACAAATCAGTTAAGGCCATATCGTTATATGCACCTAGCTCGTCAATATTGTTTACCGCATCTGTAACATATATATTACTGATAATCTTAGTGATAATTCCTAGTTTCTTAACCTTAGCAGGAGGAGTGATCCAAATAGGACACTCGAATAATATAGAGCATACACTTATATCAGATTCTAACCCTTGCGGAATTGTTCTAGTTTCAAAAGTTTGGCTCTTCAACTCAACTACACTTAAACTAGACCAATCAATATAATTGTCGGTGGTTTGAATTTCTAGGGCAGGATTAAAAAATACTACAATTTGTTCCCATAATTGCAACTTTTGGTCTGTGTTTGTAGTCCAAAGGTCGGCGGCAAATGTAGCCAGATACGGGGTAGGCATCATCCGTTCGACAGTATATCCTGAACCTTGGTTTCTAGTATACTCATCTAATGCAGGATCGTATTCTCTTTCTCGAATGTTAACTTTATCGATAAAGGTAGGATCTTGCATCCTTGCCCTATCGTGTTGTAGATCTTTGATATAGCAGGCAATGAATGGCGCACTTTGAATAACATTCTCGCTGTTCTTGTTAATAATTTGTGCAACTTGTCTATTCATGTCTCCATAGCGAACTGGAACTTCGGTTAACTGACCTTTAGCGTCTTTGTAACAGAAGTTGCTCATTAAGCGCATAAACTGGGTCAAATATCTTTTAACTTGACCATCATAAAAATAATCCATTAGTTGTTACCTCTGTTTTTATCTATTTCTTTGCATTCAGCACACTCGCAGTCTGCACAATATTCACAGTCTTGGCAACTATATCCGCAATGAGGAAGACATCCACAGGTACATTTTCCTGTATAACGCTTGTAATTTTGAAATTCGTTTTCCATTTAGTTGTCTGCCTTTGGTCTTAAAATTTTAGATAATGCTTGTTTTTCTTGAACAATTTGACCAGCAATAGTTGTTGTATTTGCGTTATTAACAAAAGACCCTTTTTCTGTTAATCTTACTGGTTTCTGATTAACTGCCGATTGGTCAACTCCAGTGTTTGACATAGTCATTCTAATATTGTCTTCGTATTTGGCCCATTGTTTACCGTTAAATCTAAACAACCTATTAGGAAAATAATCAGTTCTTAAATGAAACTGACCAAGGATAGGTCCTGACGGAAAGCTAATACCAAACGAATAAGGAGCACCATTAGGGGGAACACCATCTTCTGTTAGATACCCGACATATAAATTTTTACTAGGAGTGTTTAATGTCGTTGAAGTATCTATTAGTTCATTTTCTGTGTCTGCAAAAATAGTATCTCTTGATGCATCTAGATAATCAACAGTTCCATTTTCATTGACAGGAATTGAGAATAAATGTTTAGTATCGTAACCACTTAACGGTGCGTCTGCTTCTGCTTGGGCCAGTATGGAATTTGTAATTTCAATACTCTTATTGTAGTTTGATAATACATCTCTTAGAGTTTTATTGCCATCACCGGCAGAAGCATCTAATATTTCTTTAAATTCTTGACTGTCTACCAGCGGCTGACATTTTGCTCTAAGCAGGTGTGGATACCAAGTTTGACTAAAACCAGTTGCGGCACGAGTTACATCGGTGATTACATAGAATCTTTTTAATGCAACAGTTGCATCATCAAGCGCATACTCATCTTTTAAATGAGGTAATTCTAAAACATCGCCTGCCATTAGCTTTCTACCCAATGATTCAACGGTACCTTTTAAATGAAAAGTAACCATTATATTATCGTTAGATAAAAATAAACCAAACTGACTAAGATTAAAATCTATGTCCTGCATGGTGTAAATTCCGCGAACGCTGTAAACATCGGGATCGTAATGTCTGTCTCTATTCTCTAAGAAAATTAAATCTTGTATTCCTAGCTCTGAAATAGGGTTAGTATTAACAGGCACGCCGGGCGTAGCATTTTCGGCATCTGGATTCACAGGACCGAGATATTTGTGAATAAAAATATCAGTCCCGCCAATTTGAAATTGTTCATTGATAGCGCGATCAATGAACTTAAAATCATTGCCTTTTTCCGGGCGGTATAGAGATAGTCTTGGCATAGTAGTGTATTTATTGGCTAAATATCGTTATGAGTGACATTGAAAACCAACGCCAAGAAGTAGTTGACTACATTAAAAATATGCTCGGTGAGGGCATGATTGATGTTGAACTTGAGCCTTCGCATTACAAAACTGCTATTGATCGTGCTCTAGCAAAGTTTAGACAGCGTAGCCAGGCCAGCACAGAGGAAAGCTACGGGTTTTTAACCATGCAACAGGACATAAATGA